ATTTCTAGAATTTTATGGAGTTATACAAAACTAGCAACAGAAGAACTCTTTTTCCAGAGGGTTGACACAATATCATATTAACTAGGAGATGTGAAAAATGGCAATAGGAGATTACAGTAACCCATTGTGGGTTAATAATACATCTGTTTTAAATGCTGCTAATATGCAGTTAATAACAGATAAAATAAATGAGATAGATAAACATATAGACAAAAGTTATATTAAAAAAGCAAGTAATGAAACAGTTAATAATAGCAATGTACTTCAAGACGACAACGATTTTAATTTAAGTTTTGCAACGGCAGATGCTGGAGTTTATGAAATAGACGTAACTATACATTTGATTGGACATGCATCAGCAGGGATAAAAACGAAGTGGGTTGTATCTGGTGGTGTAACAGCATTAACGGCAAGAGCGGTTATGGGATTGTCGGGTTTATCAGCTTGCGACCCAAGAGGGTCAATTGTAAACACAATGTCATTGCCGGCAACAACAGAAGTTGCATTTTCTGGAAAAAGAGTTCTTCTGTTGCTAGTTTTGTATAACTCCATAAAATTCTAGAAATCAAAGTTCCTGAATTTACTGCTGCTGTTGCTGTTGTTCCTCCAAATATTCCAATCTCACTTATACTACCTGTATAATCTGCTGCTAATATAGTAAATTGACTTGTTACTACTCCTGTTCCTGTAGTACTTAATGCTATGTCGGCTGTTCTGAATACCTCAGTTCCTAATTGTACGTTAGAAGCTGTTGGAGGTGTTGAACTTGTGCCTATAGCCAAGTATTTTATTTCTAGATTTGGAACACCAGCATATAAAGGCTTTGCAATTTCTATTAAAGCCAAGTTTGTTATTTGATTATCTATTTCAAATCTTTTTATGTTATTATTTTCTATATTTCTTACTGTTATATAGTACTTTCCTGTATATTTAATATAATTATTTAAATTAATATCTAACTCAAATGTATTCATATCTCCCCTAATCTACAACTGTATAAGCATGTGATAAAGTACCAAGTGTTAAAGTTAATGATATTACAGTTGTTGTTGTTACATATAAACTATAAGTGCCTATTATTGACGTACTTGAACTCATTGTGTAAGTCTCATTTAGCGAATTATATTTTACTAATGTGTCATTATTTTCAATGCTAATTACTGATTGTGCTGTTAACTTCCTAAAATAATCTTCCCATCCACCTTGAGGGTCACCTTCTAAAAGCGTAACGCTGTATTTTATACCTGTAGTTGTACAGTAAGATGCACTTATAGACTCACATAAATACCAATCTGCTATTCCATATAATGTCTTACTCACATATACAAGTTTATTAATGCCTATATCACCAAGACTATAGCAATCAAAGCTTATTACAGCTGGTTTATTATATCTTTCAATTAAACTATTAGCATATGTAATAGCTGTATTTATAGATGTAATAGAACTATCACTGAAACAGTTCTCATACTTTCCAGTACTTTCCGTTTCTATTGCTGCTCTTGCCAGTATTTTTGGGTTGTCTTCTACTAATACTAAGACATTTCTTAATCCAATATATGTAATTCTTATTGCATCTGTCGTTCCTAACACTGTTAAAACTGCTGTATCCTGAGTGACCTTATTTACCCCTTTAGACCAATAAAACTTTTTACCTGTCTCTATTGTATCTATGCCAATTTCTGATGCTGGTATAGTACTCCAGCCACCTCCTGCGAGGTTAATTTCTATAACTGGTTCTCTAGCAATTGGATATCTTACGAAAAATTCTTTACTAATTCCATCAGGTTTTGGTGTCGGGCTATATTGAGATTGTGTAGTAGTTTCAGCCTGACCACCTTCGATATATTGTATATTTCTATATCCAGATAAATTATCATTGTAGTTACAATTAAAATGGTCAAATGTTGAATCAACCACACTTACTGATTTATAAGATAGTTTACTTACAAAATAAAGTTTTTTATCTGTTGAAATATACCAATTGTATCCTGGTGCATTTTCACACAAGAAATTAAATACATCTAGTACAGATTTGCGGTTAAATACAATATAATCAAAGACTGGACCGCCTTCAATCGTTGCCGTTGTTGTGGAAAGTAATGTAAGTTCGCTTACAATCGTAGATTCGCTTACAAATATTGTGTATGATTCACTTGTTATATATTCGTAAGATAAATATTTAGTTAAGATATCTGCAAATATATATCCTGCTGATTTATTTGTGTATGCTTCTGTTACTATACGTCTTTCACAAATCTTTTTATAGTCTATAGCTGATATATCATAATTTAAAACAGTTGGACCAATTTCAATTTTTGTATAATCGACAATTATTCCAGCGAAAACATCAACCCCATTTACTGTAAAAATAATCTCCTGACCCTTAGTAATTGTGGCTGTAGGATTAATTAAGGTTGCCGTAAAAGTTACCTGTTCATTTATTTTAGAGCTGAAATTCCATCCTCTTCCTATCTGAACCTCTACTCCTGCTATTGTGCATACTCTAGACATTATTTTATAGCCCCTTTAATCCTTAATTGTTTTACTAGTTCTGTTCCGATCTGATTAATATCCATATTAGCACCATTAACAACTATGTTTATTGATTGATTTGAGTTGTTATTACTACTACTTACATATGGTGTAGCTTGTAGATATTTACTTGGATTAATTGCACTTGCTAAGTTTTCAGTGTATCCACTTATTTTACCTATTCCATTTTGCATATCTTTAGTCATCATGTCTATCATACTTGGCATCCATTTTGGGATTGACTTTAATGGTCCTTCTTTTGCTGGCGAACTTGGGAAAAAGTCTTTGATTGCTTGTGCTATATTTTTTGCTGCCTTTTTTACAGATTCAAGTCGGGAAGATAATCCATCTATTAAACCATCTATTATTTTTTTACCCCAATCTAAAGCACCATCAGCGATCTCAGATAGCTTATTTACAATTGAATCCTTTAGTTCATTAAACTTAGTTGTTGCACTGTCTTTTAATTCTCCAAATTTATTTAATACACTTGTGACAAATCCACTTATGGTTCCTATAACTTTTCCCGGCAATCCTGTAAACCATAATACAATGCCATTTATAATATCTGGTATTATAGATTCACCTATTAAACTGTTATATAAGTCAGTAAAAAATTTCTCTATATCTTTTACAAATTTATCTATGGCTTTCGATGCATTATCGCCCATTGTTTGAACAGAATTAAAAAAGTCAAAAATTGATTGAGCCATACCTAACAATGTATTTATAAGACCTATTGCATCCGCTAATGTTTGCATATAGTCAGGTTTTTCACCTTTGCCCTTTTTCTCTTTTCCTTCACCATTTATAATACTTATTGCTTTTCCCATTAAATCTATAAAAGATCCGATTGTGGCTAGTAATTGTGGACCAAATTCTTTTAAGTTTTTAATTAAGTTCTTAAATCCTTCTGATTCAGATATTTCTGTAAATTTTTTAACAACTTTATCCGCAAAATCTATAATTTTATCTCTTACGCTAATTATAGTTTCCCTAAAATTAATCATATCTTGAATCCATCCATCTATTTCAGCGTGAGATTTTAAAGGGAACATGTTATAAAGAGCCTGTCTAAATAAATCAAAGCTTTGATCAAAATTACCTGTAGTTATATAATCCACAAGACCTTTTATTACCGCTTTAATATCATCAATATGAATTTTAACCCAGTCTCTAGCATCCTTAATTTTCTTTACAATGAAGTCGAACTTTTCTTTTATAGCATTTCTTAAGTCTTCACTACTCAAAATCAATGCGATAAAACCGACAACTAATCCGCTTAAAACTGCCATTAATGCGACAATTCCACCTGTTGCAAATATAATTCCACTGCCTAAAAATGCAAAAGCCGCGACAATTCCACCTACAATTGTTGTAAGTGTACCAAAAATCATAATTGCTGGACCAGTCGCAGCGACTAAAAGTGCAACTCCAATTATTATATTTTGAGTGAGTGGGTCTAATTTTATAAATTTATTAATTAGTTTAGTTATTAGCTCAACAACTTTTTTTAATGGTGTTTGAAATTTTGCACCCCAAACAATACTAAGAGTTTCTATACTTCCCTGTAGTATTTCTATCTTACCTTTTAAATTATTCATTTTTTCGGCTGCTACATCTACCGCTTTTATTTTCTCAATACTTGCTGCCATCTTTTCAAAGCCTGCTGAACCTTCTTTTAACAGTGTTACAACTCCTGCATATGCTGGTTTACCAAATAATGTCTTGATAGCTTGCATCTTCTCTGGTGTAGTTAACTTTGACATGGATGTATTTAATATATTAATAACTTCAGATAATCCTTTTACTTTTCCATTTGCATCAAAAAATCTATTTGTATTGTCTGCTGTTATAATACCTAATGACTTCATTAAATCCGCTGCCTTGTCTGTAGTTGGCATTAGATTTAATATAAATGTTCTCATAGCTGTGCCAGCATTAGAAGCTTCTAGTCCTTTTTGTGCCATCATAGCTAAAGCGGTTGCAAAGTCTTTCATTTTTACCCCTGCCACTGCTGCTGCACTTGCAGCATAACGAGCAGAAATAGAAATTTCTGCTACTCCTGTAGCACTTGAATTAGCTGCTCCTGCTAGTAAATCAGCTGCTCTCATTGCTGTCATTCCTTCATCGCTAAATACGTTCATCATAACAGCTGTTGTTTTAGATGCATCTGCTAACTCTAATTCTCCTGCTGCTGCTAATGCAAGCGAACCTTCTAATCCACCATGCAATATATCTGTAGTTGACATCCCAGCTTTTGCAAGCTCTTCTATGCCTTTAGCTGCTTCAAGAGCTGAATATTTTGTTTTTATTCCCATTTCTATAGCTAAATCATTAAATTGTTTCATTTCCTTACTAGATGCTGCTGTTACTGCTTTAATAAAGCTCATTTGCTCTTCAAAATCCATGGCTGTTTTTACCATAGCAACTCCAGCACCAATTATATTTTTGGTTAGATGTTCTGTTAGCTGCCTACCGACATTAGTTATACCTTGACCTACATTTTGCATAGCCATACCCATATTGCCTGCACGACTTGATAAGGTTGTCATTTCATTACCTAAGCCATTAAGTATATTTCTTACCTGTTCGCCACCTTGTTGTACTAATCTAATTAAAATATTGCTTGCTAAGTCTGACATATTTTCCCTCCTTCCTTAAAAAAGTTTAGCTCCTGAATCGATTAAATTTTCTATTGGAATTGCTCCATCTGTATCTAATCCTTGATTTTTAGTCGATGCACCATGAATTTTAGCATCAAACTTGGCTTTATTTTCTAATCTATCATCAATTTTTTCCTTAAATAAAAAAATCTGTTCTATTGTCAAATTTTGTATATACTCTATGGTGAAGTTGTATTCATGCATGAGTAAATCAAATAGCCCTCCCCATCCAAATTCCTTGCTAGACTCTATTTGAATCCCTTTGCAAGGGCTATTAAGTTTTTTAGATATCTATAGTTTAACTTGAATGCTTCTATTATTACTTCAATTACATCATTTTTACTTGCGTTAACTTCTTCTATATATTCCAATGTCACAATTCCAGCACTTGCAGCATTGGCAATTTCAATTAAGTCATGTTGTAATACCCCTAAAATGATTTTTAATATTTGCTCTAAGTCTGCATTCTTAAAGTCTTCCGACTGTATATCTTTTAATTTATTTGCAATCAACAAAAATTGATCTTCAAAGACATTGCTTTGTTTCCAATTTAAAGATTTTAGATTTATTGTCTTACTCCCAAATAATATTGGGATACCTGTATTCATTAAGATATCTTTTTCTGCTCTTTTTTCTGCAAGTAAAGATATTCTTTCTTTTTCGCCTTGTGTCATATGGGTTAATCTCCTTATAGTTTTAGAGCTTCTAATTTGGCTCAGAAGCTCTTTTATTTTTATTTTTATATTAAGTAGTAGCAAAGTTATAGTATTGATTTATTGCCATTGTAGACCTATCGTCAAGTGCCTGTACGTCTTTAGATACTACAACTACATATGTACTAGCACCATCTAAAGCAGCTACTGGGTCCATCGTTACGGTTGTTGATGTAGTTCTTGTAACTGTACATGCAACTCCTGTTCCATCGGCTTTTGTCATAGTAAAATGACCTGTTGTAATTGATTCTGGATGCACTGCTCTATTAAATGTTGCTACAAAATTGACTGATGTTGCCTGTCCTACTGCCCCATCTACTGGAGTTACACTTGATACAACTAAAGTTGGAGTGTCTCCTGTAAATTCTGCTGTTTCTTCCATATAGTATCCAAGCTGTTTTCCAGCAACTTGAGTTGTGTCTGCCACTGCCATAGCTGTTAGTTTAAATCCTGTAGTACCGTCCTTTTTGAATACAACTTCTAAATTTGGGGATATATTTACTTTTAGAAGTCTTACTCTTATATATAAATCTCTATTAGAGCGTTTTGGTGCTGCATATTCTAAAACATAATCTGTTAATACAGTATTCCCACCAAACTCGATCTTATCATAACCCTTTTGAGCTGCTCCTGCTGCTACTGTTGTCACTGTTCCATACCCTAGAGCATATTTTAATTTTGTTGCAGATACTTCACTAAGGATTGTCTCGAATTTGCATTCTTCACCTGGTACAAAATAGCCTACTGGTGCAAGGATTTGATCGACCTCAATCGGTTCTAATTCTGCATTATATGTAAGTGTAGCACCTTCGCTACAAAAACCACAATCATAAGCATCTGTATCAGGATTAAGTAATAACGTTCCTGCTCCCACATGTATCTTTGTTCCATCTGCCATACTTTTTACACCTCTCTTTTATCTATATCTATGAAATTAAATATTCTACATCGCAAGTAATCAGACATCCTTGAGCTACACCAATTGTTGTCTGGTAGATGTCCGTATATGTTGCCTCGTTAGAGACATTAAAATATAAATTAGTCGCCCAATATCTTTCCTCTCTTAAACACCGAATTACTGCATCTGCATATCTTAAAACAAATCTATGTAATTTTTCCATATCAACCTCTACTATCCAGCAAATAATTTCTATCCTCATAGTTCTTTCTTGCCATTGATATTGGTCATTTTTGGAAATACTATTTTTAGCCACAACTAAGACAGATGGAAAAATTGTCAAATTAGAAACATCTCGAGGTCCAAATATAAATTGTGTTGGTGTTGGTGCTGAATAAGTTGCTGATGATTCACTCTCTATAGTTAAAATCATACTTGGTAAATAAGTTGTTAGGATATTTTTACAACTATCTAAAGCATATTCACTATTCATTATTTAACCCCCTTGAATACTTCTTCATTGATTATCTTTAGCCACCTGTCTTTAGTTGCTTTCTTAATTCTGACAATTGGCCTAGCTACCATTTTTCTTGTACCTTTTTGGTGGTATATTGCCTTCTTGTCAGATACCCCTATATATAAAGTGTTTCCACTAATATTTATAATAGGATTATTTATAAAATCATTTTTCATCTTACCTGTCGCCTGCAAAATCAGTTTACCAGGATATTTTTTCATTTTTATTTTCATTGTCGTTGCACTTAAGGCTTTCCATCTAGGATTGCCGTCATAATTTCCTTCATTACTAAAAGTACCTTGCATTGTTTTTTTAAAGTCTTTTGCAATTCGCTTAAATATCGAGTCGTAATCTGTTAGGTTATCGCCAAGTGCATTAAATAACCGTCTTACTTCACTTACTCCACTCATGGATATATTAATTTTCATACTACCACTGTTCCTCTGCTAATTCCCATTCTGGTTCAGTTGCTATATTGCCATTATCTGCATTTCCATGAGCTGTATAACTATATAATCCTCTGCTTACGACTTGTCTAGTAGAATTTGGTAAGACAATAGTGTAAGACAATAGCTTATCAAGCTTATCTTTTACTTGCTCTTCCCAATGTTGTACTATAACTGGGCATTCTCCACCAGCTTGCACGATTAAAACGTGTGCTATTTCTATAGCTGCAAGTCGAGCAGATATTGGCTTTAAGACTTCGATATCAAGGTAATTAGTAATTGGAGTGACATACAATTTGTACAAAACTGAATCTATATAGGCATCCGCATCGTTTATAAATTGTTGTATCTCTGTTACTGTAATTTTGCTAGTATCAGAAAATGTACACCATTTTATCAATGTTTGGATATTGTTTGTGTCTGAATACATCTATATCACTCCTTTATATTTATAATTCATACATAAAGTATGTTAAACTTACTTTTAATTTATCTACATTTCCACTTTGGCTTGCTATCGCAGCGGATATCCTTGTATTTTTCGTTATAATCTCGCACTGGAAAGGTAATGGTATACATCCACTTGTCTGTGTCATTCTAACAGGTCTTACATTGCCAATTGCTATCTCACTTCCAGCATTACCCTTATAAACCGTTACATCAAAGGTTGTTACTGCGTCCGATAGTCCAGTGTTAAAAAATATTATTCCAAAATCTTGATTTATCGCATTTTCTGGAATTATTTCAATCTTATTTCCTAATGTCCATGATGTTCCACTTCCTGTTATTAGTTCTACTGCATCCGCTAAAGTAGGATAAGTGTGTTGTTGTGCGTTTAATCTGAATATAAGCTGATTTAATTTTCCATAAACTGTATTTGATAAATAATTATCTAGCTCTGGATTTCCAACTACTAATTGGATGTCATCTTGTACATTCAATCAAATCACACTCCTATAATACTCCCCCTGCTCCTGCTACTACACTTCCAGTTGCGTTTAATGCTTCCCACCAACAATGGAAAACTAATGTTCCACCTGTTAAAGCTGCTCCTGTTACTTCATAGCCAACATCTAATGTATTTACAATCTTGTCTAACAGTAAACTTGAGAAGTTTCCATAAGTATCGCCTGGTGTATTGTCTGCCCATATCGTACTTATTAAGATTCCATCTGTGTCAGTACTTGCTATAAATGCATTTGTCGTACCAGCAACGCCAAATTGAATTGCCCCTGCTCCTGCATCTGTTATTGATGCTGTACAACTAACTAAAATTCTCATTCTTACTAAACCAGTAACGTCAAATACCTCATGAGTTGCTACTGTGTTCCATGTAGCCCTAGCCATGCTTACGGAAACCGCCAAGTAATTAGGGTCATTATATTTAAGGGCTGTACCTTTTATTGTAGACTGTATATATTCAAGTCTTTCCAATGTAGAGCCATCAGCATTTGCCACAACATTTGTTGTACTAGACACGTTATCAGCATTATCACTGCCAATGAATATGCTAGTTTCGTGCAGAATTAAACATATGTCAGAAGCTTCTACTGCTGCACCAAAAGCATCCATCGTGAATGTTCCCGTTGCACTTACATAATCTGTTATTTTTCTAGTAGTTTTTTCTGGTGCATTACCAGCACTATTAGCATTTTTAAGAATTTGCATATAGAATTGATTGTTGAAAAAATCATCTCCATAACCTGCAAGTCCTAAGATTGGCACTACAGTAGTGCTATTTGTTCCTGCATCTGCTACACCCCAAGCGAAAGAACCTGGTCTTGCTTGAGCTGCTAATATATTTGTAAGTCTTGTAACCATAGAAGTATTGGCAAAGTCGCCAAGGATACCACCTATTGTCGCAGTTCCACCAGTGTTTACTAACGTTCCAACTTTTGTATTAATAGCTAATACGTTTGTGTTTACTGCTGCTACATCATCACCAGCTAAAGCACCGCCAGAACCGCCAGAAAATCCACTTCCTGCTGCTAAATCAAAACAGTCATTAACTTCCCAAGTACTTCCTGTAGCTGTATCTACAACCGATTTAGTGAAATTAGTAACACTTGTAACTAAAAAATCACATTGTTTTACTATAATATTAGTGCAAGCTGTTGCAAAATTGATAACTGCTGTTACTGCTTTAGACAGTAATCTACATCTATAAAATAAAGCATTATCTACTCCAGTTAAATTAAATACAGTTAAGGCATGTACACCTGTTGCTACATCTCCATTGTGGAAATGATCTATAACTAAAAGCCTATCGCCCGTACATGTAAATCCATTTATTACCTCTTTATTTCCTGTATCTCTAGTTTCACAATTTAACAAGGTTGTGTCATTACCTGAAATTGTAGCAAAAGTTACTAGTTGATCAACTCCTGACACAAATAGGACGTTTTCTATTACTGTTGAAGCTGCTGAAATTGTGAAAGTCGCTCCAACATGATTAAAGTTAAATGTTGCTCTCGCTGCTCCTTCTCCCACAGACACTACTCTTATTCCTGCTATATCAAAAGTTGCTTTTGCTCCTGTAGTAGTATAAGTTTCTGCGTGTCCTGGGGCGAGTAAAATCACATCTCCACTATTAGCAGTACATTTGTTTATTGCTCCATCTAGTGTTGCTAATGGAGAAGACCAACTTTTACCAGTGTTGGTGTCTGCTGCATTTGTCGCTGTACTGTCAACCAAAAAGGTATTGCCAGTGCTTGCCCAAACTGTTTGATTGCCAACCGTTAGTTGGTTCTTTACTTTTAATGAACCTGTAGTTACTTTTCTAAAGTAACCAATAAAATTATCCATAGTCTTCCTCCTTAATAAGGGATTAGGGCTATAAAGCCCTACATTTATTTTCAGACTTTATTAAGTGATTACATTATTTAAAACATAGCCTAAATCTGTGCCAACTGCTTTACAGTCAAAATTCATAAAACCTTCGATAATGTCAGAATGAATTGCTTCTTCTCTCCATCTACGAATACCACGAATTTGTCCTGCATCTGGCCATACAAAAGTATATCCAGCTGTTGGAGTTTCTCTCGCTGGTGCTGGTGCAACATGTCCTAACCATACGTCTTTAGTCCATAATTTGGCGTATACTGCAGTTGCTCCTTGTTTTGCTGTGTTCTGTATTGCTTTACCTATTAATATTCTGTCTATTTCTAATATTTGCTTTAATGTGTCTACGGTTGCAGTTTTTAACCCTGTAGATGGTAGTCTTTCAAGTAATTGTGGGTGATGTTTCAATTTTTTCCATACATCGTGGCTTATTACTGCTGTATTAACTTGTCTACCTGTAGAATCCTCTATTGCACTAATACCAGTTTCAAAATCTGCTATAGGGTCACTATTGTCATAGTCATCCCATAAATTAGTTGGTGTAGAATAGTTAGTTCCCCAGTTTGTAGTTGTGCAACAAAAACTAGCTACTAAACTTTCAAGTTTAAGTAAAATTTTGTCAGTTACAAAGTTTGTTTGTGCAGATTCAATATTTAAAACTGTGTCTGCATTTCTTCTTAATTCGTCTGACAATTCGGTAGCATCTGCAATTTCTTCACAGAAGTAAGTATCTGTACTTAATGCAAATCCATTACGATCACTTGCCGTTCCTGCTGCTCTGTACTTTGCAGTGTTTCTAAAAGTATCGGCTTTAGCAAAGATGTAATATTTGTCTGATTGCTTATCAACCTTTACAATTGGAAATATTTGTTCTGCTATATATAGGGAATTATAATAACTAACACTCACATTGGATAAAATCTGGTCTACATGTGCATCTTTAGGTGTTGGTCTCATATACTTTTCACTCCTCTTCTCTTGTCTCTAAAAATTAACTACTACGAATGACTTAATGTTGTACAAGGTGTCAATAAAACAGATATTACGTCATACCTAACACCAGTCTCTAAAGCTATTGCGTTATAAATAGCCAAATCAGCTGCTGTTGTTGTTCCCATTCCATAAGTATCCTCTGTTTTTATCTTGTCCATTACTGCACCTACGCCATTTGTTCCTACCACCATATTACTAATACCAAGTAACATTACACTTGCTTGCTCGCCAGATATAGGGTTATTCTGGAGTATGCCAATAGCTGCTCCTGCATCATCAGCATAAGTAACTGTTGTAGCACTAGCAAGTTTTACAAAATGGTATTGATATGAGGATAAATCTGCTGCTGCTGTATAGCTTTTTCTTAATACATAATTTTCACCAGCCATTATTGTCCACCTCTCTCTTTATCAGCAAGTTTGAATAAATCTGAAAACTCTACTTCTGCTAATAATAAAGCTTGTGTATAAGTTTTCTTGTCTCTATCCATAATTTCTCTTACTTTATTTTCAAATAAAGTAATGCTCGAAAGTTCTCCCTGTCCTTTTGAACTTCCTTTTTCTGTTAAATCAACTACTGGTTGTAATGTTTCCATTAATTTTAAAGTTTGCTCTTTATTCACTAAATAACTTTCTTTAAAAGTTGGAATCATAGCAGGAGTTAACTTACCTTCATCTAGCATTTTTTTACTTACACTATCCCATTCAGTTTCAACTAATTTCTTTTCTATCGTGCTGATTCTTTCAGATAAAACAATTTTATCCTGTTCAAGAATAG